TTTCGAAAAGACAGCAGTTGAAGCTGGTACCCGTCGTTTAGCAGCTCGTTGGTCCGTTGAACTTGAGCAAGATCTCAAGAACATGAACGGTATCGACATCGATAACGAGCTCACAAACGCAATGAGCTACGAAATTCAGGCTGAAATTGACCGTGAAATGGTAATCCGTATGTGCCAAGTTGCAATCAATGCAGGCTTTGGTCAGGGTTACTCAGTATGGTCTCCAGTTTCTGCTGACGGCCGTTGGTTAGGTGAGCGCAACCGCGACTTCTATGCCCGCTTAATCGTTGAGGCAAATCGCGTTGCTATCCGTAACCGTCGTGGCGCTGCAAACTTCATCGTTGCTACCCCACGTGTTTGCGCAATGCTTGAAATGCTTCCTGAGTTCCAATGGTACCCAGTACAAGGCAATGTCAACACACAACCTGTTGGCATCGCTAAGGTTGGTACCGTAGGCGGACGTTTCAACGTTTACCGCGATACACGCACTGAAGCTCAATACCAAGTAGGTACCCGTGGTACTGTTCTTGAGTATGCACTTCTCGGCTACAAGGGTACAGAGTATTATGACACTGGTATCGTTTACTGCCCATACATCCCAGTATTGGTACAACGCACCATCGGTCCTAATGACTTTGCTCCACGTGTAGGCTTAATGACCCGTTACGGCGTCATTGACCACATCTTTGGTGCAAACCTCTATTACCACCTCATCATTGTAACTGGTCTAGGTACATCCTTTACCCCAGGTACACAGTCAGTATTCCTCTAAGAATACTACACCTAAGAGGTGTTTTAAAAAGAACCCGCCCAGAAATGGGCGGGTTTCTTATTCTAATTTTACTAAATATTAACACTTATATGAAACCCATTAAATTAATATCTGTATTAGGTTTATTAGCATTAACCGGTTGCGGGACTGTAGATGCAACTTATCAATCCACAAAAGGTATCGGTCAATCTGCTATCGGCGGGGTAGGTAATGTAGTTGGCAATGGTGCTAACGATGTATCTAAATCCTTAGGCATCGTTTCCGATACAGCAGGTAAAGTTTTGTCTGGTGGTGGTAAAGTTATTGGTGGTGGCTTAGAACTAGTCGGAGGTGTTGTTAAAGGTACCTCTGATGTTATAGCTCCGCCGGCAGCCCCTGCTCCAGCTAAGTAAGTTCTTGTTTTGCTAAGTGTAGAGCAGCGCCTATAATCTGGTGCATATCGTAATATCTATATTCAGCTAAACGACCACCGAATATTACATTCTTTTCTTGATTTGCGCGCTCTCTATATTTTTTATAGAGAGCGTTGTTTTTTCCATCATTAATCGGGTAATATGGTATTTTAGTACGGTTCCACTGTTCAGGAAACTCTAATGTTATAATAGTTTTATCCTGTTGGCCGAATTCAAAATGTTTATGCTCGATAATTCGAGTGTAAGGAACATTTTCGTCTGTATAATTCATTTGCGCTACACCTTGCAAGTCTTTTATATCTAATATTTTGTGTTCAAATTTTGTAGTACGATATTCTAATTCTCCGTAACAGTAATCGTAAAAAGCATCTATAGGTCCCGTATATACAATTTTACTTGCAAGTTTGTCCCATTTATTTTTACTTTTTAAATAATCTGTATTAACAAAACGCGGTATATTATATAACATCTTGTCAATTATTTTTGTATAACCACCTATAGGTATACCTTGATAAGCATCGTTATAGTAGTTATCGTCAAAATTAGTACGAATTGGTATTCGTTTTATTATTGATGAAGGCAAATCTTTAGGATCTTTCATCCACTGTTTTTTTGTATATCCCTTTATAAAGATTTCATATAAATCTTTACCTATTTCTGATAAACACCATTCTTCTAAATTAGAAGGATTAACAAAAGGAATTTTATTTTTCTCAAGTATTTCTTTTGCAGCAATAGGATCTTTTGCACCAAATACTTGATATAAAGTCAAAAGATTTATAGGAAATGAATAAATTTTATCTTTATAGTTAACTCTAGGTCTGTTTACAAAATGATTAAAAACCGCGAATTGATTTATATAATCCCAAATTTGTTTATTAGAAGTATGAAATATGTGAGGCCCGTACTCATGCACATTAATACCATGTATATTTTGAGTGTATATATTTCCTCCGACGTGACTTCTCTTTTCTAGAACTAAACACTTTTTTTCTCTTTTGTATGCTTCATAGGCAAATACAGCCCCGAATAGGCCTGAGCCTACTATAATATAATCATACATGAAGCTATCTTAGATAACTTACCAGTTTTTGCAACTAAAGTATTTTGCGGTACCTGGCTTAGCGGTAGAGCATTTATGACGCGCTCTAAAAGATTTGCGTCTCTTTGGGTTTGACTTTTTAATACGTAAGTTAGGATCTCCGTAATGTACTCTTTTTAGTTTACCGCCTACTCGAGTACAACGCATATATTTTTTATCTGAACGGGTTGAAGTTTGTTGCCCGGTAACTTTTGTGCAACGAGCGCCTTTCTTTTCTTGTACTTCAACTGGAAAAGACTCTGTAAATTCTCTTAAAAGGTTATCGACTTTCGCTTCAAATTTTTTAAACATATATAATATTTATATTTATTAGTAAATATAAACAGATGAGCAAGAAAAAACGCTTACAGAAACAGAAACAGCAAACTCATAATAACGAAAATGCCAAAGACAAAAGTCCAATAGTCCATCAGGCACAAAAATTAGAAAGACCGGTTACAATACGACAAAGACCGGATTTAACAAATAAACAAAAAGAATTTCTCAAACTAGCTTTAGATAATAACACTAAAGTTATATTCCTTTCAGGCCCTTCTGGCAGCAGCAAGAGCTTTCTAGCTACTTTAGCAGTACTAGAATTAATGAATCTTAAAAAAGTTAGTGATTTAATTTATATTCGTAGTATAGTAGAGAGTAGCGATAATAAGCTAGGATATCTTCCCGGTAATGCAGAAGAAAAACTATCCCCTTACCTCGAACCATTAATGGAAAAACTAGATGAACTACTATTTACTGCTGATGTTAATACCTTAATAAAAGAAAAACGTATTGACGGTAAACCTACTGGTTATCTTCGTGGATTAAGCTGGAATGCTAAAGGTATTATAATGGATGAAGCACAAAACAGTACATACAAAGAACTTACTACGCTCTTAACCCGGGTAGGTCATTTTAGTAAACTTTTTGTTTGCGGAGATCCTATGCAATCAGATATTAACGGCAAATCGGGATTTGAAAAAATGTGTAATATTTTTAACGATGAAGAAAGCCGTAAACAAGGCATTCATGTTTTTTATCTTACCGAAGAGGATATCGTTCGTAGCGAGATTGTAAAATTCATTGTTAAGAAGCTGAATTTGTATAGTAATATAAAATGAAATATTTAGAAAGTTTTTTTTAATACGAGAAAACTGTAAAAAAGAACATATACTCTTCTAAATAATTCTTATGATTTTTGACGAACAAATCTCTCGCAAACCTAATCGCTATCCTTGGACAGAGGATTTTATCGAGTCAATGCATAATGGCTTCTGGACCGATAAAGAATTTAGCTTTAAATCCGATGTACAGCAATTTAAAGTTAATCTTACCGATCAAGAAAGAGAGATTATTATTCGCACCCTATCTGCTATTGGCCAGATTGAAGTAGCAGTAAAGACCTTCTGGGCAAAGCTTGGAGAGAATCTACCACACCCTGCTCTACAAGATCTTGGATATGTTATGGCTAACACTGAAGTTATTCATAATAACGCATACGAAAGATTGCTTACCGTACTTGGGCTTGAAGAAGTCTTCGAAGAAAATCTTAAACTTGCATGGATTCAAGGGCGTGTCACGTATCTTAAGAAGTATACCCATCGTTATTATAAGGATTCTAAAAAGCAGTATCTTTACGCACTTATTCTTTTTACCTTGTTTGTTGAGAACGTATCATTAATGAGTCAGTTCTATGTCATTAACTGGTTTGCCCGCAATAAGAACGTTCTTAAGGATACTGATCAGCAGGTAAAATATACCCGCAACGAAGAAAATATTCATGCTCTTGTTGGTATGAAAATTATCAATACTATTAGAGAAGAGTATTCTGAGCTCTTTGATCAAGATCTTGAAGATAAGATCTTGTCAGAAGCTGTAGAGGCCTACGAGAGTGAAGCCAAAATTGTTGACTGGATGGTCAATGGTATTAAGGAGGATGGTCTTTCAGCTGCACATCTAAAAGAATTTATTAAGGACCGTATTAATGAATCTCTTAGAGGCATCAACTTCCCACCAGCTTTTGAACCTAGCAACGAACTTCTTAAAGACACCAAGTGGTTCAACGAAGAGCTACTCGGTAATAATATGACTGATTTCTTCCATTCCCGCCCTGTAGAATATTCAAAAAAGTCTCAGAGTTTCTCTGAAGACGATTTATTTTAATTAACCCACACGTAAGTAGAATTTACGCTTATGACTAACAAGGATATTTATTGGCTGAATGCCGATTCAAGAAAGTTTCTCGCCCGTGGTTACCTCTTAGAGGGTGAAACTGCTGAACAACGCATTAAAGATATTGCTGAAACCGCTGAAAAGTACCTCGGCATTAAAGGGTTTGCAGATAAGTTTGAAGCCTATATGCATAAAGGGTTCTATTCTCTTGCATCCCCTATATGGGCAAACTTTGGACGTAAGCGTGGTCTACCTATTTCATGCTTTGGTTCGTACGTCGACGATGACATGGATGCTATTCTTTATAAAATTTCAGAAGTAGGCACTATGTCTAAAGCCGGTGGCGGTACTTCAGGATTCTTTGGAGCTATTCGTCCTCGTGGCGCTAAAATTAGTTCTGGCGGAGAGTCTACTGGGGTACATCATCAATTAACAGTATTCGAGTCATTGACTGACTATATCTCTCAAGGTAATGTTCGTCGTGGTTCGTTTGCAGCCTATTTACCGGTAGACCATAAAGATATTGAAGAGTTTCTTAATATTCGTAAAGAAGGAGACACTATTCAAAATCTTTCTATTGGGGTCTGTGTAGATGATAAATGGTTTAAAGAAATGATTGACGGGGATAAGGAAAAGCGCCGCATTTGGGGTAAGGTTATACAAAAACGTTTTGAGTCTGGTTATCCTTACATTTTCTTTACTGATAATGCTAATAAGCAAGCCCCTGAAGTGTATAAGGATAAGAAATTAAAAATTCATCATAGCAATCTCTGTACCGAGATTATGCTCTCAAATGGTCCTGATGAGTCATTTGTTTGCGATCTTTCCTCGTTAAATTTCGAAAAGTGGGATGAATGGAAAGACACTGATGCAGTTGAAACCCTTGTTTACTTTCTCGATTCAGTAATGACTGAATTTATTGATAAGACTGAAAAAATGAAGTTTATGGCTCACCCGAGAAACTTTGCTATTAATCAAAGAGCACTCGGTATTGGGGCGCTCGGTTGGCATACGTATTTGCAGTCTAATATGATTGCGTTCGAGTCGATGGAAGCAAAGCTCATTAATAATCGTATTTGGAAATTCGTCCGGGCACGAGCTGATGAAGCATCTGAAAAGCTAGCAGCTTTACTCGGAGAACCACCATTGCTAAAAAGTTACAAGCGTCGTAACGTAACAACCCTTGCAGTAGCACCTACTACTTCGAGTTCGTTTATTCTTGGACAAGCATCACCCTCGGTTGAACCTCTCAATTCGAATTACTTTGTTAAAGATCTAGCTAAAGGCAAATTCACTTATAAGAACCCATACCTTGAGAATCTTCTTGAAAAGAAAGGCAAGAATACTGAAGGCACTTGGAAGTCTATTCTTGTAAAAGGCGGGTCAGTTCAACACCTTGAGTTTCTTTCTCAAGAGGAAAAGGATGTATTTAAGACATTCGGAGAAATCAGCCAAAAAGAGATTGTCATCCAAGCTGCTGCTCGTCA